GGTGAGTTCTGGGTCGAAATGGTTTCCTCCATGCTTCAAGGAATCTGCCACAGCGCTTCTTCGACTTCACACATCATGTGCCTAAGCATGAGGGATGAGATATTCTCTAGGATGAAGAAAGTGCTTAAGGTCAAGGGACGGTCCAACGTCAAGTCCAGTGTGAGCTCTGATGATCTTGCAGAGATTCTTCAGATCATTGCTGCTAGTGTTGGAGATAGCGAACTACACGCCTTATTGTTTCACTTATCAACAGAAGTGTCTCACAGACTTTTCAACATCTGGAAATCAGGGAAGAAATCATCTGAGCAACTTTCATTCATTGAATTTAACCAATCATACCAAAGTTGGTACACCTGTCTAACTTTGCTCTTGAAATTTGGTTCAGTCACGGTTGACATTTTCTGCACAGATTCTTTCCCGTCTTTTGTTTTCTCATCTTTCTCTGCTGTGGAGAAGCTTAGGGAGAATGGGGCTTCTGGTGTCTTAACACTTTATGCTCATCTTCTAAATAAAAGGTTCATTGAAGCTTTGACCAGAACAAATAGAGGAGGTGAAAATGATCCATCTTTGATTTTGAGCGTTCCAAGAGAGATGATCCCTTACGATTTGGGGGTGTATCCTCTATTACCTCCTCATGTAAGCGAGCTTGGAGGAGCAGAACTTTGGAATTACAGGATACTGAAGATGAATGAACCAAGACTCATCAAGATCCTATCCGCCATTTACTGGCAAAAACCAACGACAGAGGAGGTGGCAGAGAGCTTGTCAGAGGAAGCAGACCACCTCTTTAGAAGACACCTGAGAGTTGAAGCCGTTGTTGGTGTCAGCAAGCAACTTGAGCTTACCAAGGAAAGGTTGTCAGTTGATCGTGATGAGATTATGGAGCAGCTGTGTGAAGATCCATTGTTATTGCTAAGGAAGCCATCCAACAAGAAAGAGACAATACTCTGCTCAAGGCTCAAACTGATCACGCCGGGTGCTGCAGAGTCTTTCAGACGAACAACAACATCTCTATATTATGCTCGCATGACTGCATTTGCAGTCGCAAGAGCGTTTAGATTGCGTGGCACAAGACACAACGGACTAACATACAAGGAGGCCATCATTTTATGGGTTGGAAATCTTGAAACAAAGAAGTCAGCAGATGCATTGATCTTGAGAGGGTACTTCACACGTGCTGAAACATACGAAGAGTTGATCTCTGTCTGCAATTTGAACATGAGAGGCATTAGACAGCGTCCTCACAACCAAACACAAAAAATGCGAAACATTCATGTTAAGAATAGAGACTTGGACATCTCAATGCCCTTGCATGAAGTTCTACAGAGCTGGTTGCCAGATTCAAAGAACGACAAAAAAGTCGTGGTTAAGAACGACGCAATAAGAGCTTTAGCCAACATGAAACTCCACATGCCTGAGCTTCGAGACACGGCAGAAGAGACTTTATTGGCCCTAGGGAAGGATTCAAAAGATCGTGAGGCACTACTAAGCCTTATTGTTGAAATCAGAAGGCGATTCTCACGTCAGACCATGTCAAGGAACTATGTCCTCTATGGAAAACCTGCACCTTCTGTGCGTGCTACAGCAGCTGAATTGTTGGAAAAGAACAGCCTACCTGGTCACACCATTCTCCTCCAAGTAGCTCAATCAATCAGCATGAGGCATAAGTTCATCCTTGCAGCTCACAGCAGATCCGAAATAATGTCATTCCTGGGAGATAATGAGCCGATGTCAATGAGTCCAAGAGGGATGGGTATCATGAAAATATTAGACACGGCAAAGTTTCTGACAAACATGTACATTTATTGCATCTCACACAATGCCAGAGATGTGGACATGAAATCTGCATTTAATGAAACACTTGTGGATGGTGCTAGCGTGATTGAATTTCTGGGTAGATATGGACCAAGCATTTTGGACAATGTGACTGAGCTCTCAGCTCACTGCCTGTTTTCATTGATCTGCCTTCTAGACAACAATGTTTCCTATAAAGAATTTTGGTCTGAAAAGCTTAGGCTAGTCAGCTACAGATTCATGGGGAAAAGGGGTGAAAAGCATGGGTCTAGACTCCTCATATGGAGAGGAAATGATGTCTG